TAAATGGGAAGAATTTAATAGCACCGGACAAGTTGCTGTACCTATTTCAGGACATTGCCTTAAAAAAGATAAGTTAGATAACATGAATCCGCAAAAACTCTTTAATTATGTGTTACAAGGGTTGGAGACCGCAAATAACGTTCGTATATTAATAGATATAATTAAGTTGCTAAAGGGCAAAAATACACAAGTAGTATTATATACTTACGATGCGTTTTTGCTTGACTGGGACGAAAACGAAAACATATTAAACGATATAATAAACATATTCAAACAAAAAAGGTTACAAATAAAATTGAGTTATGGAAAATCTTACGACTTTACACAGTTATGACGATATTTATTGGGGAGAAACCCTATTAAATACGATAGACTTGGATAATAAATTATTATGCACATTTGTAGATCAAAAAAATCTAGATGCGCTGTTATCAAATATAATATCGTCTTATTCTATTAAATATAATAAAATATTTGTGTTGTACGTTAAGAGCACAGGTGAGTATGCGCTAACATACAATGTAGACTACGGAAATATATCGCATATGCCCGCAAATACAATATTGGTTCATCGTAATAAGGCGAGTAATACATTATACACTATAAACGCGTTAAACGAGCTTATAAAATCATTAAACGGAGGTATAGTAGATACAAGTTATAGGATAAGTTGGCAACACTATAAAAATAGTATCTTATTAACACAGGAAGGACAATTTAAACAACTAGGAACAAAAATTCACGAAATTGTTGAAATTTAGTTGGCAAAATAAAAATTAGTTAATATATTCAATCATCAATTTAAAATTTTAAAGTTATGGACTTAAATGAAATGAAACGTCGATTGCAGGAAATGCAATCAAAATCAGCTGAGAAATCAGATGAGAAAAAGAAGGTGTTTTGGAAGCCTTCTATTGGTAAACAGACAGTTCGTATTGTGCCTAATAAATACAATAAGAAAAATCCGTTTACCGAATTGTATTTTTACTACGGAATTGGTAATAATACAATGTTGTCTCCCATTAATTGGGGTGAGCGCGATCCGATTGCTGAATTTGCTAAAGAGCTTCGCAAAACTAGCGATAAGGAAAATTGGAGATTAGCTCGCAAGTTGGACCCGAAAGTTCGTATTTTTGCTCCGGTTATCGTCCGTGGCGAAGAAGACCAAGGTGTTCGTTTATGGCAATTTGGTAAAGAAACTTATATGGATTTCTTGAACCTAGCCGATAACGAAGACGTAGGTGATTTTACGGATGTAGCAACAGGTAGAGATATTATCTTGACAACTGTTGGGCCTGAAGTTACAGGTACACCATACAACAAGACAAATATCATGCCTCGCACTAAAGAAACTTCGATTTCTGAGAATAAATCGTATGTAAAAAATGCTTTAGAAAACCAACCTAACCCAATGGAATCCTTTAGAAAGTATTCATTTGATGAAATGAAGACTGCTCTTCAAACCTGGCTAACCCCAGAAGGTGAAGGTGAAGAAGCACCTGCTTCTGAAAAACCAGCTACAAATTATGTTTTGAAAAATACTTCTGCGAAAGAAAATAAAGCAGAAAAGTTTGATAGCTTGTTTGAAGATGAAGAAGGAAATGATGGCATGCCGTTTTAAATTGAAAAGCAACTATGGCTCGAAATAAAAGTGAATCGCTGACAGCAGCAGTATCTGCTGAGCTTAGATCTGGGTTTGATTTGAATAAATTTAAAACCAAAAAAATGCTTAACTCAAGCGTTAAGTTTAAAGATCAAAAATGGATTCCCTTGAGCTCTGCTTTTCAAGAAACAACATCTGTACCTGGTATTCCGATGGGCCACATAGTTTTATTACGTGGTCACTCGGATACAGGTAAGACAACAGCAATGATTGAAGCGGCGGTATCAGCCCAAAAAATGGGTGTACTGCCCGTCTTCATTGTTACTGAGATGAAATGGAATTGGGAACACGCTACTCAAATGGGATTAGAAGTTAAACGTGTTGTAGATGAAAAAACAGGTGAACTTTTAGATTATGAAGGTAGTTTTTTATATATTGATAGAGAAAATCTTCATACAATAGAAGATGCAGCAGCATTTATATTAGATTTATTAGACGAACAGAAGAAAGGTAATCTTCCATACGATTTGTTATTTTTATGGGATTCAATTGGTTCAGTACCATGTGAACTATCTATTAAATCCAATAAGAATAATAACGAATGGAATGCAGGTGCAATGTCAACTCAATTTGGTAATAATGTAAACCAAAAAATTACACTTTCTAGAAAAGAATCTTCACCCTATACAAATACCTTAGTGTGTGTTAATAAAGTTTGGACAGCTAAAGCTGAAGTTCCTATGGGACAACCTAAACTTATGAATAAAGGAGGATTCGCAATGTGGTTTGATGCAACGTTTGTTATTACATTTGGTAATGTAGCTAATGCTGGAACTAGCAAAATTAAGGCTATTAAGAATGGTAAGCAAGTTGAATTTGCTAAACGCACTAATGTTCAAATTGATAAAAACCATATCAATGGGGTTCAATCTAAAGGTAAAATTGTAATTACCCCACACGGCTTTATTAACGACAATGATAAGGAAATTAAAGCCTATAAAGATGCACACGCTGCAGAATGGAGTACAATACTTGGTGGATTAGATTTTGATATCTTTGAAGAAGAAGATACATTCGAAGCAACCAATATATTCTCTCAAGAGCCCGATTAATTATGGAAAATAAAGAGTTACTCAAACTCCTCAACAATGTAAATGAAGGAGATGATAGTTTATCCTCTAATAGGCATAATCATGTTTTATTGATAGATGCTTTGAATTTGTTCTTTAGGAATTTTACAACGATGCGCTTTACAAATAGTGAAGGCATACACGTTGGAGGAATGGGAGGATTTATACGCTCTTTAGGATATTTAATTGATAAGGTTAGACCTTCTTCTGTGTATATTGTGTTCGACGGGGCCGGTGCTTCTACAAATAGAAGAAACCTGCTCCCCGAATACAAATCGGGACGAAATTTAACTCGAATCACTCATTGGGAAGTATTTGATGATGTAAACGATGAAAACAATGCTAAAGTAGGACAAATATCGAGGCTAATACATTATCTACATTGCTTGCCCGTTAAATTATTGTCAATACCCAAAGCAGAAGCTGATGACATTATAGCTTATATGTCAAAGTATATGCCAAGTAAATATAATACAAAGGTAACAATAGTTTCTTCTGATAAAGATTTTTTACAACTTGCTAATGCAAAAGTTAATATTTATCGTCCCATAGAAAAAGAAATATTTTCATATAATCATGTAAAAGAAAAGTTTGGGTTAATGCCTGAAAATTTTATTTTACGTAAAGTGCTTTTAGGCGATGTTTCTGATAAAGTACCTGGTATAAAAGGATTAGGTGATAAAGGATTATTAAAAAAATTCCCTGAATTGGCTACCCAAATTCTTACATTAAATGATATTTTTGAAATAGCAGAATCAAAATATAAACAACACGACGTGTATGCTAGAATAGTTTTAGAAAGAAATAAATTAGAACAAAATTATAAACTTATGGATTTATCTAATCCATTACTAGATGATAACGATAAAACTGATATTCAAAATGCTATTGAAAGCCCATTACCCGAATTTCATTCTAGGGCATTTTTAGAATTATATGAAGAAGATGGCTTAGGACATATAATCAGAAATGTAGATTTTTGGTTAAAAAATTGTTTTACAAGTTTAACAAGTTATAAATAAAATAGTTATGACATTAAGTACTTTAGATAAATATGGAAATGCTTTCCAAATAAAGGTAATCTCATGTTTATTAACAGATAAAAAATTCTTAATTAGTATTCATGATGTATTATCTGATGAATACTTTTCAAATCAAGCACACAAATGGATTATTAAAGAAATATTAAAATATTTTGATAAATACCATACAACTCCCTCAATGGAAGTATTAAAAGTAGAATTAAAAAAAATCGATAATGAAGTACTACAAATCTCCATTAAAGAACAATTACGAGAAGCATACAAATCCTCAGATGAAGATTTAGTATATGTTGAAGAGGAATTTTCAAACTTTTGTAAAAATCAACAACTTAAAAAAGCATTGCTTACAAGTGTTGATTTTTTAAATTCTGGTGATTATGATTCTATACGTTCATTGATTGATAATGCTTTAAAAGCAGGACAAGACAAAAATGTAGGACACGAATATAATAAAGATGTTGAATCTAGGTATAGAGACGATCACAGAATTGTTGTACCTACTCCTTGGGATCATTTTAATCTTTTATTACAAGGTGGACTTGGTAATGGCGACTTTGGACTTATATTTGGCAATCCTGGTGGTGGTAAATCTTGGACCCTAATTGCCTTAGGTGGCTATGCTGTAAGTATGGGTTTTAATGTTATTCATTATACACTAGAATTAGGTGAAGATTATGTTGGTCGAAGATACGATGCCTTTTTTACCCAAATACCTGTTAATCGTATAATGGAAACACCACAC